TGAGTCCATCCCCAAGAACACCGCGAGACCAGCCAGAGTAAATCCTAGCATTGTAGGGACAGATGATATTACAACGTCCCACCAACCAGGCTTCGACCAAAGGAAGTAGCAGCCAGCGGAAACAATGACTGCAAGTGCGAAGTACAGCGACGTACACACAGCCTTCCAGCCTCCATAGATGCGCCAGTAGGCCATCCATAGACTCCATGTTCCTTTGTAGGAGGAGCGAATATCTTCGAGCATTTTATAGCCCTCGTCGAATATCCATAGCAGCTTGTAGTAGAGCACTGTGTTCAGACTGGACATCAGGATTGTAAGAGACCGGCTCAGTCAACGGTGAATCCTCAGTAGAAAGGCTGACCACATCATTGCTAGCGTTTCGCCCTTTCACCACAACCTTACCGTTGGAAGCAGCGACAGAAGCAAGCGCTTTGAGTTCACTGTCTGGCTTGAGCCCCTTAGAGTCAGCCTCTACGTAGGTTATCATTTCCTTTTTTGCACGAATCTTACCAAGTCGCTCTTTTACTTTGGCATCTAGCCCCGCGTGATCGTCTGGATTGGGCCTGTTAATCTCCAGCTCAATCCTGGTCAAGCGCGGAATCAAGAAAAGCTCCTCAGTAGAGCCAGCCTTAGGCTCTACGGTGACGGTCAGTTCACCGAACTTAGCCAGGACCTCAGACTCAGCGGCCCCTTCAAAGAACTTTTTCAACAAATTAGGCGAAAGCGCCTCACTGCCAGCCTTTGAAACAAAAAACAGCCTATGCTTAACAGGGAAAAACACATACGAATACTTTTTGAAGTGAGGCTTCAAGTTATCAGGAATTACAACTGCACTCACTTCCTTTTTAGACGCTGCAGCCATGCTCTGCATATTAAACCAATCAGCACTAGCGTCTAAATTCAAATATTTATAGATATCCCCGTGATACGAAAGACCGTCCTCACTTTTAATGCATGAGCCAATCATCAGTGCATCATCACCACGAACCTTTACCGCTAGTCTGCTTTTGTTTAACGTATTAATAAGATCGATGTACTTTTCTTTGCTGTGCGGGTGGAGAACCACATTCAAACAGCTCACATAAATTTTACGATCGCGACCCGAGCTTTCCTCAATACCTTTTGACCGAGCAACACGCTTCATTTTGCCTTCTCTTCCCTAAGTATTACCGATGTTGAGGAGCATAGGATCGCAGAAATGATGGCAAAATGCAGCATCCTCTCCTTCGGGAGGGGGGGTTAAGATCCCCACCTAGTCATGGCTAACTGACCTAGGCATATTGTCCTACCCACCGCCTCAGCCCTCACCGCCATCGCCTCGTTGCTCAAAGCCTCAAGCCCAGTCAACCTCTTGGTCACTCATGATCATCGACCTCAGCCAGTGCGGCCTCATCCAAGGCGAATATCACTTCGTCTACGAGCCGCCTGGGCAAGGGCAGCGGGTGCACGTCAAGCCAGTCAGTGATCTCCCGCACGGATAGCCTCAGCGGCTGCACTGCGGCTGCGCCAACCAGGTAGCGACGGCCGCGCGCCGCATTTCTGAACGCGCTCAGCAAACTGCCTGTGATCACATCCAGGTCCGGCTCATCCGGCACCGCGATGCGCAGCTTCTGGTAGATCAGGCTTCGCTTTGGGGTTCGATGGCCCCAGGCCCGCTCCCACTGGAAGCGCTCGACTGCTTTCCCCTGATCTCGTCCTGCTCCTTCTTGTTGTCTGCGGCAATGGCGGCAGCCCGCCTGATGGCGAACAGGAAGAAGTCGATATCACCGCGTAACATATCTGCGCCTACAGTTTCGCTGTAGGCCAGCGGCTTGCCATTCTCGTCCTGGGCGCCCTGCCAATCTCGGATGATGAACTGGGCCAGTAGCATGCAGTGGTTGTCGTGCTCGGTCTTCTCCCCCTCGATCACGCCAACGCTACCTTCGCCGAACTGGGCGTCATTTCGGGCCAAGCGGCGGCGCATACGCTCAAGGGCAACCTGGTACTGCTCGTTGTCCAGCGGCATCAGCAAAACCTTGGTGTCTGCGTCGTAGTCTTCCCAGCGCGCCTCAGCGCTCTTGGTAGTGCCGACCTTCTTCAGCTTGAGAGCCATGAAACATCCTCACGCCACGCCGTAAAAGAGCCGCTCCGGGCGGCGTTTTCCCGGAGAGGCCAAAGGTTATGCAGTGACCGTGATCGCCGAGGTGGCGGTCTTGGTCGGATCCGAAACGCTGGTGGCGGTGATCACTGCCGAACCAGCCGCAACGCCGGTGACCAGGCCGGAAGAGTTGACCGTGGCAATCGAAGGGGCCGAGCTGCTCCAGGTGACGTCCTGAGACGCGCCCGATGGAAGCGCAGATGCGGACAGCTGACGGGTCGCTGCTACGGCAATCGAAGCTGTGGTCGGCGTCACCGAAACACTGGTAACCGGAACGAACGGCACGCGAGTGATCGTCGGGGCCTGCTTGGCGACGGTGTAGTTCAGCGTGACCTCGATCAGGTCGCGCTTGCCGCCGTTTGGCAGGTCGCCATCCACCTCAAGGGCCGGGAACGACAGATCGTAGCGGTTGCCCAGGCTGTCGATGATCGGGAACTCGACCGCTACGGTTTTCCGGGTGAAGGTGTTCTTCCAGATCTGCCAAGCCAGCGGAGACCATGCCAAGGTGATGGAGCCGGTGATCGCCGCCTCGGTGGCGATCTGTGCACCAGGCCCAAGCTTGCCGTTACCGATGCAGCGCTGCGCCTGCAGGCTGTTGTCGAGGTTGACGGTCAGGGCAGACACACACGCCTGGCCTTCCAGGCTCTGGCCATCCACCGTGATGGAGCCAACGTTCTGATTGCTCATGAACGGCGTGGTGGTCGGCGGGCTGATGGCCGCTACGGTATTGGTGTCGCCATCGGCGTAGTCCAGGCCGGCCATGGTGAAGGTGGCAGTGATCTTGCCGTCAGACGGGATATCCAGGGCAAAGACCGAGACGTGCATACCCTTGAACAGGGCGTACACGTTCACATCGTTGAAGTTCTTCGCGACGGTGAAGGTCCGGCGCGTGCTGCCTACGGTCAGGATGTCACCAGTCCAGGTGCCGTAGAAGGCGGCCTCCAGCAGCTTGTCGAAGGAGCCGTAGGACAGTTCACCCACCAGGTCACCCTGAATGTCTGCGCTGGAGACTACCGAGCCCTGGCTGATACGGGAGTCGGTGATCTCATCGCTAACCTGGGTATTGACGGTAGGCGACAGGGTATTGCTGGTCAGGCGCAGGGTATCCCACGCGCCCGTGGTTGGAGTGACGCCCGGGGTAACCTCGGGAATCAGGTAGCTGGTGACTTGAGCGCCAGATGACATGCGAATGTCTCCTTTCTGCGGGCATAAAAAAGCCCGCTTATGGCGGGCAGGATCAGGGTTTTGCAGGTCAGCCGGCGCGGAACCGGATGTTCACGTTGTATTGACGGAATCCTTCAAACACATCAGCGTCAACAACGCCGGTTTCGATGCACTCAAGGCCTCCGGAGCTCCAGTACGAAAAATGCGCCTCTATGGCGTCAGCTAGCGCATTGAGGGCCTTGAGCCCGGTCTGCTCCCGAGCAAAGCACTGGACGACTATCATGCCGGGCTTTCGTGTGTAAGGGCGGTCGGCCATTCCGGCCATGAAAGGTGTTGCGTAGGCTATGTTCAGCCGGCACCAAAGACCTGATGCGGGGGGCTTGAAAGTCCCTGAGGTGTCCTTGTCTTTGGCTTGAAACTGGGCGTTTGGGTAGTAAATCCTGTCCTGCTCGATGCCCGGAAAGGCCCGCATGCGCAGGATTATTGCGTCGTAGATTTCACTGTAAGTCATGATGCATACGCCGCCGCTACGCTGGTAAAGGCAAGCCCGAATACACCGCTTGGAGCCTGCTTGGAGTGGCCATTTTCAAGGCGTTCGGCATAGACCAAGTTATTTTGCAGAAAGACCAGGCTGTATGGCTTCAACCCTTCCAGGATCGTTTGGCCGGCTGCCAAGGTCGCCCCGCCGCCCTTGTCCGTCTTGTCGACGGCGTCGAATACCGGAGAGCCGATGCTAACTATGGTGTTACCACGGAAACGCCCCGTATCTACCGGAGACCTTAGAACGATCTCCCCAAGAATCGCCATGGCAATGATTCGAGTCTGCCTGGCCAGGTCGCTGTCGATCTGATCCATGAAGGCTGTTGGCGACATCGACCAGCCGGCCATCACGACCTCCTGAGTTGCAGGCGGTATGTGGCCGATGCTGGATCAGCCCGAGCCGTCTTGACTTCGTAGGTGAGCTGCTGCGTACGGTCCATAAGGTCAGGCGCTGTTACCTTGTGACCAACATCGGGCACATCGGATATTTCATTGGCAAGAACCGTCAGGCGTAGATCGCCGACCAGTATGTTGATGTTGTCGATCCGCCGATCTTCGTAGCGAGACAGCACACCACGGCCCGTGTACGTCACTGGCTGCGCCGTGCTGACCTCCTCGACCGGATCCCAGTCGCCAGGCCCCATGTACTCGCCCGTGAAGCCCACGACCGCATCAGCCAAGTCTGTGTCGAAAGCCTCGGCCAGATCGGCTTGCAGCTCGTCGCGAAGTCCCATATCAGCCCCTCACGATCTTGGTCTGTCCACTGCTGTTCAGGTAATGCGCCAGCAGCGCCAGGGCGAATGACTCGCCAGCGCTGATGGTGCGCGATGATTCGGAGTAGGTTTTGCTGCTAGACACCCCGTCAGCGTCGACCGACTTGGCCAGCACACCGGTTTCCTTCCTGCCGTAGATGTTGCCCGCCGCAGCCTCCCGGGCAATCTCTGCGCCCGCCTGAATCACGTCATCCGGAACCGGATCGAACTCAGGAAGGCTGAGATTGGTGAGCCAGGTGTTGGCCATCAGCACCGCGCGGGCCTTCTGGTCGGCGGGCGCCCAGCTAGACCCAAGCAGGGCGTCTACCTGCTCGACGGTGATGTAGATGGTCATTATGCGGCCTCATCCAGCAGCTTCTGCAGGTCTGGAATGCTAGCCTCAGGCGGGAACTGGATACCCTTTTCGGTGAGGGCAGCCTGCAGTTTTTCCTTCAGTTCGGCTTCTGCTGCGACCTTTTTCTCGGCGGCAGACTTGCCAGTCTTTCCCGCTTTCGCCTCCTTCACCGGCTCTGGATGCTCGTAACCTTCAGGTGCGAAGGTCGCATCGATGATCTTGTAGCCCTTCTGGCGCAGCTCAGCTTTGCGCTCAGCGGTAACCGGATGTGGCTCGTAAATGACTTTTTCGGACATGTCAGTCTCCAAGGTGAGCGGCCCCGAAAGGCCGCTTCATGTGATTGATCAGGCTTGGCCGATCGCCATGACGCCAGCGGTGTGCTTGATGCTGGTCGCGACCTTGTCCCAGTTCGAGCCGGTGGCCAGCGCCGCGTCGTCCGGTGAAGCGCCGCCATTGGCAACGTCCCAGGCGTAACCGCGAAGGCCAACGCCGAAGCTGTAGTCGATCTGCAGAGTGGTCTCGATGCGCTCCTTGCCATTGCTGGTCTCAATGTTCGAGATCAGGTCGCGAGCATCGTGAACAGTGGCTGCGCCTTGGGCCAGGGACAGCACTCGGCGCTTGGCCGGCGCAGCTGGATCGGCTACCGCAGCGCTGTAGAGCGCAGGAGCATCGGTCACTACAACCAGGCGACCCAGGATGTCGACAACGCGGACGGCGTCAGACTTGAACAACTGCTCGGCGTTGGTGAGGTTCTGGCCCACGAAGGCATGGAATTGGGCGCCATCCATGACCTGGGCGATCAGCTGGCTGGAGTGGTCACCGAACAGCGCGTGGCTGTCGTTCACTGCGATGTAGTCAACCTTCTTGGTGCCCGACACGTCGACGACCGCGGCAGCGCCCTGGTTGCCAATGCCCGCCACCAACGCCGCGATGGCGGTATTCAGCTGGTCCTGCAGCAGGGATTCGGCGAAGTAGCGGGAAGCCACTTCTACGCCCTCGGCAGTCGGCTTGCGGAGCCAGGTCATCTGGGATGGCTCGTAACGCACGGGGCCGAAGCCGCCCGCGACCTTGACAGTGTTGTGCTTGAGCTGGGTCAGATCGACAGCGTTCACGTTGCCGTTGTTGCCGTAACGGTTCACACGACGACGCGCGCCCGCCAGGCCGGCGTAAAAGCTGGTCTGCAGGAAATCGCCGTCAAAGCCTTCAGTGGTCAGCAGAATCGCGCCGCCGGATGCGGCGTTGAACCGCTCGACCATCTGCGCCAGCGTCTCGATGGTCGCTGGCATGAAGTAGGTGTTGAACACTTCCATATCGGAAAGCGCCATGTTGGAGCTCCTATAGCTGTTGCCCGGACGGGCTTAGTGAATGGTTGTCGGGCATCCGCCCTGGTGCGCCGTACCCCATCCGGGATGACAGCTAGGTACTGATCAGGACTGGGCCAGATCAGGGAATTGCGATCTGATAGCTTGCAGGCGGTCATCTTTGTTGCCGCCGAAGTTGCCCTTGCCTGCCGGAGGTTTGCCACCAGGGTGTCCTCCGTGCGGGGCGCCGCCGCCATTCGCGCCGGAACTCTTGAGGATCTGATCTTTGTAGGGGTACTGATCCACGAGGGCTTCGAGCGCCTCGTCGAAGTCCGCTACCTCGCCCGGACGGGCGCGGCTGAAGATCTTGTTGCCGGCCTGGTCGTAGGCAACCACCTTGCCCTCTTCAATCTTGAATGCCTGGCCGAAGCGCGCCTGCACCAGGTCGCCGGGGATCGCGAACTTTTCGGAGATCAGCTTCGACCGACTGAAGCTGCCGCCGATGAGTTCGCCATGCAGCTGGCCCTGCAGTTTTTCCAGATCGCCTTGCAGCGTCTTTTCACGCTCTGCGGCGGCCTTGGCAGCTGCTGCAACTTGCTCTTCAGCGGCGCGTTTGGCGGCAGCCTTGATCTCTTCAACCTTGCCGGCGGTGACCAGGTCGCCCTCTTTGAGGTTCTTGACGGTCTCCAGTGCCTTGATAGCTGCGTCAGCATCCTCGATGCCTTCAAACAGCTTGGCGCGAGCCTCCGCTGCCTCTTTGGCCTCGCGATGCCCTTGGGCTTCACGGTTCAGCGCCGAGATTTTGGTGACGGCTGCAGCCGCGTCGAACGGGGCCTCTTTGCCGTCGTCGTGCACGTAAACCGGCTGGCCGTTCTGCAGAACCACATTGCCGTTATCGTCAAGTTTGAGCTTCATGGAACGATCTCCGGGCATCCGCCCATTGGCAGGCCTTCCGGCCTAACAGCGCCCCGTCCATCCGAACTGCGGGCAGAAAAAAGCCCCGCACTAGGCGAGGCTTGAGAGGTGCGCGCCACGAAATGGCAGTTGCCGGTTTCGTGGCGCGGGCTTACTTGAGCCGCTCATGCAGCTCATCAAGGGTCAGGAACTTGCCCTTGTCGTTGTAGAAGGTGCTGAGTTTCAGTCCACCCTCTCGCATCAAACGGGCTCGCTGCGGCCCAAGAATCTCATCCTGGCGCGCCGCCGACTGCTTGCCGAGCCACTCGGCATAGGTGGTCGACTCCGGCACCTGGCCGTCCATGCTCGCCCGCGTTGCTCCGTCACTGAACCCCAGGGCCTTGGCGCTCTTGAGCACCGGAACCTTGGAGGAGCGGCAGCAGAAGTGGATGCGGCCCGGCCCGGCCAGCCACGGGATCGTGTGGCCGATGGGCTTGTAGGTGCCCAGCGTGTACGGCAGGCGGTCACGTATCCGGCAGTCGCTCGAGGTATGGTTGTCCAGCGTACTGAGCCACTCGACGTGGCTGATGATGTCGCTGTTCGCCTCGTACGCTGCGTCGCTGGCCGTTTCGGCCGTGTGTGACACCGCAGACCTCACTACCGCCTCAACGTCGCGCCTGGCCTTCTGGAGGGCCCCGTCGGCGTACTGCTGAGCCCGGCTGCCCATGACCGTGCGGACTATCTCCGCAGTGGTGCGCCCCTCAACCACGCCCGAGCGCACGGCATCGCGCACTGCGGCAGCGCGACTGGACTCGATGCCAGCCATCCACTCCCTCAGCAAGCGCCCCTGGAACGGTCGAGCCTGGGCGATCGCCTTCACTGCGCTGAACGCTGGGGAGACGACCGGGTATGCCTCCTGCACCAGGGCCGGGAGAACGGCACGCAGAGCGCTCTGCTGAAACGCCAGCTCGTAGCTGATCAGCCCGTCGGTCACCTGGTCCATGACCAGACGGATCTCAACGAAGGTCTGCTGGTTGATCCGAAGCACCGCCGACAGGGCGATATCGACAGCTGCGGCCGATAGGTCGGCGCCTAGGTTGTCGATAGCCTCGATCAGAGCGGCGCGCAGGTCGGCGTCCTTGCTGTTGAGGATCTTGATGATCGTCACAACCTGGCTGTTGCTCAGCCTGGACAGGTCGACCTCATGCCCGATCAGCTCGTCCAGCAGTTTCTCGTTGGCCGTCTTCATCACAGCGTACCGAGGGCCGGGCCCTGGGCCTCAATCTTCGCCCGCTCCTCGCCCCAGTCGTATTCGTCGCTGATCACACCTCGGCGCTGCATCTCAGTGAACAGCGTTTCCTTGGAGATCATCCCGGCGTTCGCCATGGATACCAAGGTCGGCAGCGACACCTCTGGCATGTAGTCAACGTCGAAGTTGCCGCGCATCTCAACCGTGCCGCCATCGCCTAGGCCGCGATAATCGGCCATGAACTGGAGCAGTTGAGCCAGGCAGTCAGCGAAGTGGTGCGCCATGCGCGCCAGCGGGGACAGCTCCTGAGCAGCCTCCTCTTCCGCCTGGGTGGCGGTCTTGGTGGACGATTTGTCCGGAGTCAGCAGCTTGGCCCCGGCCATGCGCATCTCGTTGATAAGGTCCTGCAGCGCGGTGCGACCCGCATCGACGGCCTGGCCGGTGTGCTCGACGTACTTGAGGTCACCGTCCTTGGGCAGATCGGTCAGCTGACCGGTGCCCACCTTGAACTCTGGCGGAATCACCTTCCCCTGGTTGTCGTACTGGGTCTGGATGCCGATGCGAACCAGGATCGGGACGCGGATCACGTGAAGAATGTTGTCCTGGTCGCTCTGGCTCTGCCAGTGCTTCACGTTCAGGTGCGCCAGCTCAATCAGTGGCGGCTTGGCCGTCATGAAACCTGTGCGACCTGTGTAGAAGGTGACCCATGGGATCGCGTCCAGGCTGTTGGTACCCTGATCGTGCAGTTCCCAGGTACCTCCAGCTGCGGCCTGCTTGCCCCGTACGGCCTTGGCCGACTTGCGATAGGTTCGCCAGGCACCCGGCTCCAGCACGCGAATCTGCTCGACGCACTTGGCGCCGAACTCGCCATCTTCCTCCTCGACCACCTCGATGTAGCGGACCATGGTCAGCACGCCGCCCTTGGAGCGCCAGCCCAGCACCTGCTCAGGCCTAACCATCACGACGTATGGCCGTACACCGGCTGCCTGCTCGTCGGCCTGGGTCTTCAGTTCGCTCGCTGGCGGGTGATCGACGAAGGCATGGCACAGGCCGTGGCTCAGCCCCTCGGTGAAGAAGCCAACCGCCCAGGAGTTGAGGTCATTGCCAGCGTGATCGATGTCCCTGGTCATCTCGACAATGGCCTCTGGCACATCGTCGCCCACCTGCAGCGGCTCAGCGAACACGCGGGAGGTCATGTTGCCCACGGTTTCGGAGTACGCCGGCAGCAGGGTCGAAAGGCGCAGGCGCTCTTTGTAAGCCTCGTCGTCTTCGGCTGGGTACTGCGGAAGCAGGGTTTTGCCCGCGTCGCGCATTGCCATTGTCCCACCCATGAGCGGCGAGATCACGGCCCAGTAGGCGCGCATCGCGTCGACAGCGGGCAGCGTGATGCTCGGGTTATCACTCATGGTCACATTCTCAGGGATTGGGTCGTGAAGACCGGTCGTTCAATTGGGTAGTCGTGGTGGATGAAGTACCCGCCAGCGTCGTTCGCGTGGTCCACGCCGGATTTCTTGTCGGGTTCGCCGTTGGCCGCCCATACCTGCTGCTCCAGGCCGTCTGCATAGGTCGGGCAGCGCAGCGGGTTGATCAGGTACCGCCGCTCGCCATTCGCGTTGCAAAACATCGCGTTCATGGCGTTGATCCGGTCCTTCACTGGCGGGTTGGCATCGGGCGCGATGACGCTGAACCCGGCTTGGCGCAGGATGGCAATGTCCGTCTCGCTGGCGTTCACCGACTTGCGCGATCCGCCCGAGGCGTCGGGGTAGATCCGGATCTCACAGGTCTTCTCGTAGTCCCTGCCATTGTGCCGCCAGTACCGCTCCTTGATGCGCCGGATCATATCCGGGGTATCGAAGCCGTCGATCAGCTCATCCACTGCCCTGGGCTTGCCATCAGCGCGCTTGACGTGCGTGATCGCCGCCATCTTGCCGACGTTGAAGTCCATGCCGATGAACAGGGGCTCTCCAGGCTCTACGGTGTCGAAGCAGGAGTTCAGCTTCCGGTCGTAGGCGTGGTAGATCGACCCGGAGTTCAGGTTGACGAACTGGCCGTTTAGGTAGGCCAGGATCAGCTGGGCCGGGTACGACTCCATCAGCGACGGGATGTAGTCGGGTGGCAGGTTCAGCTCGTTATCGAACGTGCTGGCTTGCACCAGGCCGTACATGCCCTGCAGGGCCGGCTTCTCGCGCAGCTGTTTCACGAACTGCTGGTAGACGAACTTGAACCCCTCAGGGGTCGTCGTCACATCCACGCCGTTCTTAAGCCCAGGCACGTTGTAGCGCATCCTGGCAATGATCTTGCGCCAGGCGTGCTCGGCCTTCAGCGCGGGCAGAACGTCGAGTTCGTCGACCAGGGCGTGCCCGATCTTGAAGCCCACGATGGTCTGCGGCTTCTCCATCGAGCGGCAGATGGTCGTGCTGCGGTACTGGCCGCCGCTGTAGAACTCGACCTCCTTGTCGCTCTCCTTCGTCTTGACCTTCAGGCCCCAGTCGAAGGCGACCTCCTCGATGGTCGGGAAGAAGATGTCGCGGATCTGCGGGTACGTCGGAGCAAAGTAACCGGAGTCGATCCGGGGCCACTCCCATACGTGCTTGCACAGCGCTGCGCAGCCTACCCAGGTCTTGCCCGAGCCGAACCCGGCCACGAAGCCGCGGAACTTGTTCTCCATGCGGAGGAAGCTAGCCTGCGGAACGTTCAACGACGGCATCAGGCTTCCTCGCATCCACCACATCGACCTGCACCCGAGTGGGCGGCACGTTGTCGTGGGGATTCTCGTTCTTGGTCTGGCGGTTCACGTAGACATCACCGACCTCTTTGGCAGCCTGCTCCAGCAGCTGAGCCGTCAGGGCCATGTTCTTCATGTTCTCGGCCTTCTCAGCCATCCGCCCCAGCACACGAAGCCGAAACGCTCGGTTGGCGATCGGTATCTCAGCCGTCTCCTCGCGGAAGCGCTTACGAGTGTCTTCGAAAAGGGTCACCCAGCGCTTGGCCAGGTCACGCCCAGCACGCTTGGTCGGGTCGTGCGCCTCACACTTCTGCCGGGTAACCTCAAGGCCGAATTCTTCTCGGACGGCTGCCGCGACTTGCGAGGGGGTATCGAAACAGGCTAGGGCCTGAACGATGAAGGCTTTCACCTCGTTGCTCAGGGCCGCCATAGGTTTTCATCCGTCGTGGGTCTGTCAGGGGTCAGGCAGACTTGAGCAGACAGGTTCCGCAGGCCCTCGAAATGTTGATCTTGGCCACCTCAGGCGGCCGGCTTGCAGCTTCGATCAGCTGCTGTACGTCATGCCCGGCGCCGTAGCGGCGAACCACCCCGACGAACTCTTCCACATCGTGTCCACGCAGCGTCAGGCTGGGCAACCCGTCCTGGGTGAACTTGGGCGCGCCGTACTGATCGAGCTTCTGGGCAATGTGGTACAGCTCATGTTCGATGAGGGCGCAGAACTCGGTGTCGGAACACTGGGAGCAGTAGTCGGCAGCCAGTGTGATGACGAAGCCCGGCACCTCGCCGAACCAGTCGATCATCTGTTGCTCTTGCCGGGCCTTCTGCCACCCGCCAGCACGAAACATCACAGCCTCGGCCTGGCCTACCACGGTTCGACCTTGCTTCTCGAAGCAGGCAGACGCCCACAGGAAGCGCAGCGGCGCGTCGATCAGGTGTGCATGGTCAGGGTTATGCAGTTCGCCACCCTCACTGAGGATCACAGCCTGCACCCATTCGCCAATCTCGGACGCTGGCTGAAGCCTGGTGCCGAGCATCGATAGCTCAGTCAGCTCCAGCAATGCAGGCGGCGGCATGGGCCTGGCCATCGCTCCGCTCACTTGCATACCATCTTGTGCGTCTCAGCGTGAGCATGGCCATGCAGCAGGCCGACGATCAATCCTTGCGGAAGCCCGGCAGCCTTTGCAACGTCAATCGCAGCCGCCAGCGCGGCGTCTAGGCCGGATACAGCAGCCCTGATGTCGTTACTGACCGGTAGTTCGTGGCGGATCCGAGTGACACGGCCCGCCATCAAATCGTCTCGATGAGTCATGTTGATGGCTTCCCTTTGCGGTACTAATACTTAGTTGTCTGCCTGGGGAGGCTCGAAAAATGCAACAAAGATTCGTTATCGTTCCGGCTGTACCTATCGAAGGTGAGTCCTTCCAAATCGGTAACCGGTTCTATGCCGCCACCACTTCGGGTGGCTTCGACATTTACGACAACCAGGATAAAGAACGCCTGAAACGCGGCTTTATCAATCGGTCTGAGGCTGCTGCTGAGTGCGAGAAAATGAATGCCGAATCACGCGATCCAGAGCAGCTATTCCCTTTGCTTCGCACAGACTGATACGCGCGAACCGGAGCATTGGGAATTTGTGGCGCCTTACCCCGGTTGGAACACATGGCCGCGACGGGCGACCGCGTACAGGACGATCCCCAGCTTGAGGATCACGCCGTACAGGGTGGGCACATGGCCGTTCATGGCCAGGACGAACGATCCGAATGCGCCGATGGCCACTAGGTAGAACGCAGCGGCAAGCATCGGCTCATCCATTGGCCTGATCCGGCGCAGGTAGTCGCACGCGGCGATCACCACCATCACGCTCAAGAACGCATTGGCGCCTATCAGCATTGAAATTAGGGTCGAGCTCATCAGGTAGCTCCCTTGGCTCCGAACTGACCCACGAGCGACTTCAGCACCGGGATGATGTTCATTGCCAGAAGGCCTATCAGAAAGGCCACGCCGTATTGGGTTTCTCCGCTGGTGCCAAGATTGAAGTAGGTGATGGCGAGCGGGGTGCAGAAGACTGCCGAAGCGAAGCCGGTGAAGAAGGCAGCGACCGCCTGGCCGCGAGTGAGGCCTCGCAGGAAGGTCAGCGAGAGGATCGCTCCTGCGAAGCCGCCAATGATCACGCCGTACTTCACCAGCAGGACGCCGGCAGTCGTGCTTGCTGGTTCGGCCAT